GATACTTGACATTTTCAGATGTCTCAGCTTCACTGTATCCAATACAGACAACAGATTCAATCACATCATTTGGTGTTGCAACTTATACGGCAACGCGTGAAGAATTCATGTCGATTCCAACTTGCTCACGCGCTCGCTCAATTATCTGCTCATCGATCGCCAGTATTCCAATGCACATCTATGACAAAAATACCGGAATGGAAGTCGAAGGCGCACCACGCGTCATCACTGATCCTGATCCGCGTGTCAATGGCGCAGCATCGTGGGTCTGGTGTGCAGAAGATTTGCTGTTATATGGTTACAGTTATTTTCAAATTACGTCAATCTTTCAAGACACATTTCGCGTTCGCACAATGGAACGCGTTGCACCAA